AGGCTTACAAGGAGCTGCAATCCAAGCTCGGCAGCCGCGAGCCTGTTGACAATGAAGTTGACAATGAGCCGGCTGAGGTTGACGAAGAGGCTGAGGCTGAGGAGCAGACCCAGTCTGCGTCTGAGATTTACGGCGACTTTGTCGGCAGCCGCCTGGAGGAGGCGGGCATTGACTACAACGACATCAACGTCCGCTGGCAACAGACCGGTGAGCTGTCCGACGGCGACTACAAACAGCTGGAGGGTGCAGGCTTTACCCGCCAGATGGTGGACGCCTACCTCTCAGGCCTGCAGTACAAGGCTGCACAGGACACTGCGCTGACCGCTAGGGAGGTGATGGATGTTAAGTCGCAGTACGGCGGCGAACAGGGCTACAGCGAGATGCTGCAGTGGGCGGGGCAGAACCTGAGCCAGGAGGAGATCAACGCCTTCAACAAGATTGTGAACGGCAGCAACGACATGGCCCAGGTCAAGCTGGCCGTAGCCGGTTTGCACAGCCGCTACACAGCAGCGGAGGGGCGTGAGCCACGGCTGCTGGCTGGTCGTTCTACTCGCAGCGCCGGCGAGAAGTACGAATCCACAGCACAGCTGGTCGAAGCTATGTCTGATCCGAAGTACAAATCTGATCCTGCGTACCGCCGCAAAGTGCAAGAACGCCTGGCACGGTCAAGCGTCTTCTAGCACCAGAGTCGCGCTGTCTCTTGCCCCCTTAGTCAGGGGGCTTTTTTATTGCTGGCAGAGGTGCTTATCATTTATGCACCTAGACCTTCTCACAGAAGCGACGGCCCTCTGCGGAGGACACCCCCAGTGGAAGGAGGCGAGGTCGGGGTAACAACCCAACTTCTCTAGGAGTACAGCAATGGCTGCCCCTAATTTTGACCCCTCCCGGCTAGGCGTAATTAACGCCGGCGCCTCTGGCTTTGATGACCTTTTTCTGAAGGTCTTTGCCGGTGAGGTTTTGACTGCCTTCCGCAAGGCGACCATCTTTGAGAGCCTGCACACTGTCCGCACCATTGCGTCGGGCAAGTCAGCGCAGTTCCCCATCATTGGCCTTGCTTCTACCGGGTATCACACCCCCGGCACGATGCTGACTGGTACGTCGATCAAGCACGCCGAAGCTGTCATCAACATCGATGACAAGCTGGTGAGCCAAGTGTTCCTGGCTGACATTGACGAAGCCAAGAACCACTACGACGTGCGCTCGCAGTATTCGGTTGAGATGGGCAACGCACTTGCCTATCGCTTTGACCAGAACGTTGCTGCGATGATCGCCAAGGCAGCTCGTACCGCCACCAACTTCAACACCGATCTGCCTGGTGGCTCGCAGATCAACATCGTGCAGGCTGGCGGTAAAGCCGCCATCACTGGTGCTCAACTGGCTACTGCGCTGTTCTCTGCAGCGCAGAAGATGGACGAGAACAACCTGCCCGAGGATGATCGCTACTGCGTGCTTGCCCCAGCTCAGTACTACAAGCTGGTGCAAACCACCGATGTGATCAACCGCGACTGGGGCGGCCAAGGCGCTTACGCCGACGGCACCGTCCTCAAGGTTGCTGGCATCACGGTGCTGAAGTCCAACCACCTGCCCACCACCAACCGCTCTGCGGTGTCTGGTGAGAACAACACCTACAGCGCCAACTACACCAATAGCGTGGCCCTGGTGTTCAACAAGCAGGCCGTTGGTACGGTGAAGCTGATGGACCTCAAGATGGAACAGACCGGCTCTGACATCCATGCCCTGTGGCAAGGCACGTTCATGGTCGGCTCCATGGCTTGCGGCTCCAACGTGCTGCGCCCTGACTGCGCCATCGAACTCACCTTCACCACCGCGTGAGGTGTCGGGGGCCTTCGGGCCCCCTTTCTTTTCTTAGGTTTAAGCCATGGCAAGCGCTAGGACCACACTGCTAGAGGCCGTCAACCGCGTGCTGCAGATGATTGGCGAGGCGCCGATCAGCAGCTTGCAATCGCAGCTTGGCCTGGCAAAGCAAGCACAGGATGCACTGGATGAATCCAGCCGCCGGCTGCAAGCGGAAGGCTGGAGCTTCAACACTGACTATGAGGCAACGCTGGTCCGGGCTAACGACGGCACGATCACCGTCGGCACCAACGTCAGCCGCGTCGTGGTTGACCCATACCTGTTCTCCAGCCTGGAGGTCGTCCAGCGCGGTGCCAAGCTCTACGACCGCCGGGCCAAGAGCTATGTGTTCACCGCTGACCTCAAGGCCAACGTCACCTACATCTTTGACTACGACGATCTGCCTGAGCACGCCAGGCAGTACATCATTGCCAGGGCTGGTCGCACGCTGCAGGAAGCAATCATTGGCTCAGCAGACCTGACCAAGATCAACCTGCAGATTGAGCTAGAGGCTCGGAGTCAGTTCCTGGAGGAAGAGACCCAGCTGTCTGAGCACAACATGCTGCGTGGCAATCCCAACCACACTGGCGTAATACGGACCTACATGCCCAGCCGCGCCATCATCCGCTAGCCATGCCTCTTGTCAGCAGCTCTATCCCCAACCTGATCAATGGGGTCAGCCAGCAGCCTGCGGCGTTGCGGCTGTCATCGCAGGCTGAGTCGGTTATTAACTGCCTTCCTAGCCCCGTAGAGGGCCTCAAGAAGCGCCCACCCTCCTACAACCTGGGCAAACTGTTCTCTGGGTCCTCAGGCACTGGTCGCCCGTTTGTCAACATCGTCGACCGTGACGGGACCATCCGCTACATGGTCTACATCAGGGACGGGGACATCAAGGTCTTTGACCTGAACGGTGCCGCACAGACGGTCACAGTGCCCGACGGCGTGGGCTACCTGGACATCAATAACGCTTCAGACCCTTCAGCGCAGTTCCGCGTTGCCTCCGTTGCTGACGCCACCTTCATCGTCAACCGCGAGAAGACCGTCAGCATGCTGGACGGCGTCGCCCTGACCAGCTCAGCAGCAGGCACCACCACCACTGCAGTGTTTGCCAGCACCACGGGGGTCTCTGTCGGCATGAGCGTCATTGGCCCAGACGTGCCAGCAAATGCAACTGTCACTGCTGTGAACGCCACCACGGTGACGTTTGCACCGGCAGCCTCAGCAGCTTCAGCCATTGGCCGGCGCTACTCGTTCAACCTGTCTGCTGACTGGGGCACCAGGTCAATGGTGTTTGTGCGCAGCGCGGACTACAACACCACCTACAGCATCACCGTCAACGGCAACACCGTCTCTACCACCACCGTTAATACAGGTGGCAGCCCCAACCCCAGCACCGTGACGATTGCCAGCAACCTGGCCACGTCTTTGCAGTCAGCCCTGGGCGGTGGCTTTACGGTGACCGCAAACGAGTACATCGTGCGGATCACCAAAAACGACGGCGGTGACTACACGCTGGAAGCTACGGACACCAGGACCGCAGAAGGCATCATTGCGATCAAGGGCACTGTCGATGCAGTGACCAGGCTGCCGCTGATTGGCGATCATGGCTTCATCGTCAAGGTGCAGGGCAGCGCCAGTACCAGCTTTGACGACTACTACCTGCGGTTTGAAACCACAGCTGGCAGCGGGTTTGGCAAGGGCGTGTGGCGCGAATGTGCTGCGCCTGGCTCCAAGTACAAACTGGATCAAACGACCATGCCGCACGTGTTGATGCGCAACACAAACGGCACGTTCACGTTTAAGAAGTTCGACTGGTCTACTCGTGTGGCAGGTGACACGATCACCGCCCCAGAGCCCACCTTTGTCGGCAAGCAGATCCAGAACATCAACCTGTTCCGCAACAGGCTGGTGTTCCTGGCTGACGAGAACGTGATCCTGTCTGCAGCGGATAGCTACGACCGGTTCTGGCCAGAGACAGTGCAGACCGTCGTGGACAGTGACCCCATTGACATCAGCACAGGCGGCACCGAGATCAACTTTTTGGTCAGCAGCTTGGCCTTTGCCAACACGCTGCTGCTGTTCAGCCGCCATGGCCAGTTCCGCCTTGACACTGGCATCACAACGCTGGGTTCGCCGCTGACACCAAAGACCGCAACGGTCACGGCCATCACCACCTTTGACATGCAATCCAACGTCGACCCAGTGGGCGTTGGACGCACCATCTATTTCGCCATCCCTAAGGGTGAGTTCTCAGGCCTGCGCGAGTTCTTCCTGCCAGACGCCAGTGGCCCTGTGCCTATGTCTGAGGAGGTGACAGCAGCGATCCCCCGCTTTATCCCGGCAAACCTGGCCACCCTGGCAGCGTCGGTGTCGGAAGAAACTGTCATTGCCATCAGCAAGAACCAGACCGACCGGGTCTACTTCTACAAGTTCTTCTTTGAGGAGGACACCAAGCTGCAGTCGTCCTGGTCCTTCTGGCAGTTCCAGCCCGGCAAGCAAATCATTGGTGCCGACATCCTGGACAGCGACCTGTACCTGCTGTGCCAGTACGGCGACGGTGTCTACATGGAGCGCATTGCACTGCGCCCTGAGACCACTGACACAGGCAGCTCGTTTGAGCTGCTGCTGGATCGCAAGGTATCTGAGGCGGCATGCACGGTGGCAGTAACACAGCCCGCTGGCCTGGATGTGCAGTCGACAATCACCCTGCCCTACCCCATGACCGCTACGGGCACCATGGCCCTTGTAGGCAGGCTTGTGGCTGGCAACACACTGCAGCACGGCCAAACCCTCCAGATCGTGTCAGAGACGCTTACAGGCGGGGCTGGTGGCAACGGAACGATTGTTGTGCGTGGCGACCTGAGCCAAGCCAAGTTCTTTGTGGGTGAGCTGTACCAGATGACGTATGAGTTCTCCACGCCCTTTATTAAGGAACAGCCAGCAGGCGGTGGTGTCGCTGTAGCTGCAGGTCCCAGGTTGCAGCTGCGCACCTGGACCGTGGTATTTGACAAGACTGCTCACTTCCAGCTGCGGGTGACAGCAGAAGGCCGCGATGCCCAGACCTACACGTTTGAGGGCTACACATTGGGCAGCACGCCACTGGGCGCACCTGCCTTAAAACAAGGCCAGTTCCGCGCCCCTGTGATGACACGCAATACAGGTGCCAAGATTGAATTACTCAGCAACAGTCCATTACCGTGCAGAGTGCAGTCCTGCGAATGGGAAGGGTGGTATCACAGTCGTGCGTCACGGATGTGAAGGGGAGCCACCAGCGCCCTGCCACTGTTCGTGACGTCGTTGCTGTGGCTGACGGCATGCGACCAGAGGACGTGGCTGAGGTTAAAGCACAGTCAGGCAGCAGCCCACGGGAAACCATGCTGCACTGCTTCTTTTCCAGCCGTCCGTGCATGGCCATGGTCAGCAGGCACGGCAACGTGGTGGGCGCTTGGGGCGTGATACCAGAGGGCACCAGGGCTGGCCGGATCTGGATGCTGGGATGCCAGGCCATGCTTGACGACCACGGTGATCGCCGGGCATTTCTCAAGGAATCCAAGCTGCAGCTGCGCAAGCTGCACGCTGACTACCCAGTGCTGTTCAACGTGGTGGACGCCCGCAACGTGGTCCACGTCCGCTGGTTGAAGTACATGGGCTTTACCTTTATCCGTAAGCATCCAAACTGGGGGCCAGAAAGCCGCCTGTTCTACGAGTTCGTGAGGATCTAAATCATGTGCGGCCCAGCGGTTCCCATTATTTTTGGCGTTGTCTCTGCCGGCCTTGGCATTGGCCAGCAGGTTGCGGCGTACCAACAGGCGCAGCAAGAGACGGCATACATGAACGCTGTGGCGCAGCAGAACTATCAGTTTGCAATGATGCAAACCGATGCTGCCAACGCCTACGAGAACCAGAAACAAATGATGCAGGAGACCCTGAACCAGCAGAACGCAGAGCTGGCAGGTCTTGCTTACGCAAACGACATCAGCCAGCTAAACCTGCGAATCATGCAAGAGCAGGAGGCTGCAGCACAGAAGAAGCAAGAGACAGG